ACCGATCACCGGAGCACCTTCTTGCAGTGTTCCGTTACCGATAAACAATTGGCGGGTATCTACTGCCCAGCCCAATTCAGCGCCAGCCAACTGCGGCAGGTTTTCTATTAACCCTTTGCGGTTGGTAATTCTAGAGATTTGTACAATGGCCATTTACGTATACCTATTTGATAGGGTATTTATGCTGTTAGGTAGTACAGCTCGACTCGTTTGGTCCATTCCGTTGACCAATACTTAAACTCGTCACCTTCTATGACAAATTCCATGTACTGCGGCTTTGAATATGATTGATCTTCTAACAGTTTGGGCTGTACTGCCATTAAAACCACGCCTGTGTTGATGTCAGTACCGTGCATTTCATTGTGTGCTTGTGCGTATGCTGCCAATTGCAAGAAGTAATCAGTGATGTATTCACGCTTCTTGATCTTGTTGCTCTGCTTGAAATCCATGATAGCAGGCCGATCTTTCCACTTGCCTACCAAGTCTGTGGTACCAGCATATAACCCACTATAATAAACAGGAACTTCTGTGCCCCAGAATTCTGTGGCATTTACTAGTCCTTGCAAGATGATTTCAGCGGCCATGAACCAACTAGGGTGTGCAAACGGATTTGATGGTAGTGGCTTCATTTCGTCCATCATCACATAAGTTTCCAAGTAGGCATGCATACGTGTGCCTCGGTTGGCTGCTTCTGTAGTGATCTGCTGAGCACGTTGTTCGCCCACATTTTTTTTCCAATTGGCAAGTGCATCGCGATCTTTCTGCGGCTTAGTACGGTCTAGGATTGTTGTTACGCTGGGTACTTTTTTTCCATCGGGCAAACAGTAATGTCTTTTGCCATCCACAGTGGTTCTGTCGATGGGGGTATAGCTATATCGTTGTGTTATCATTAGATTGTAAAACTCTCGCCACATCCGCAGCGAGCCGATTCCTTAGGGTTTTTGAAATCAAAGCCTTCGTTAAGGCCTTGTCGTGTGTAGTCTATTTCTAAGCCGTCGATATAGGCTAAATCTTTGGCGTTAATCCAAACTCTAGCACCATCTCGTTCGTACTCTGTCCAGTCCCAGGTACACGGTGCCTCGTCTATGTATTCTAGTACGTAAGCAAGCCCTGAGCAACCGGTGGTCTTTACACCCACTCGAATACCTTGTCCGCGCCCACGCTTGGCAATGTTGTTGACTATTTTCTTTGCGGCTGCTTCAGTTATGGTTATCATGTCGGTTTCTGTAGTCTGTTATTGCTGCTTTGATAGCATCTTCTGCAAGGATGCTGCAATGTATCTTAACCGGCGGGAGCGCGAGTTCTTGAGCGATTTCAGTATTTCTAATTGTCGCTGCTTCGTCAAGAGTTCGCCCTTTGACCCATTCAGTAACCAATGAGCTACTGGCAATGGCTGAACCGCATCCATATGTTTTGAATTTAGCATCTGTAATAATACCATCAAGAACTTTAATTTGTAATTTCATTACGTCGCCACAGGCCGGTGCTCCCACCATTCCTGTACCTACATCATTGTCGCCCTTCTCGAATGATCCCACGTTGCGGGGATTTTCGTAATGATCTAATACTTTGTCTGAATATGCCATTTTGTATCCTTATCTATAACACTGACAAACGCTATCCCAGTACAGCACTGGTGCCGGATTTGGATCTACATAAGTGGCCGGCGGAGGTGCATAGTACACTGGTGGAGGTGCATAGTACACTGGTGGAGGTGCATACACCGGGGGAGGTGCGTAGTAAGGTCTTGCTCCATATGTGAGTGCTCCGCCAATGATAGCTCCACCCAAAAAGGCTGCTCCACCCCAGGCCCAGGCATTGTTGTAGCCACGATTGTAGCCGTTATTGTAGCCACGATTATATCCATAACCGCCGGCTTGGACAGTGCCCACAACAAAAATTGTTAAGATTAAACTAAGAAGTATTCGTTTCAAAATAGGCCTCCTTGGACTATATTGCTATTTAATATTATACACAAACTCTTTAATGATATCAACCGTTTTGGGACTCATTACCACTTCATAATGGTTGATATACAGTTCCCGAAGCTGCATTTCGGACCTATGTCGCATGCTATTTACAGTGACCACACCATCATTGGGTTGCATTATCCAAGGACTGTCGCCCCTTGTGGTCACTACATTTAACCAAGGATGTTGCAGTTGAATACGACTGGCAGTTTTCATTGGATCACTGCTGGGACCTATATCTCGTAACAAACGATTAAATGGCAAAAAGTATTTGGCATAGTCTGCTGACTCAGCTCCACCGTAAGGTGTACTCATTGTTACAGCACCCAGCACTTGTTCGGGGAAAGCGTCAGCTAGATGCAGGGCATAGATACCGCCCAGACTATGGCACACAAACACAATGTTGTCAACGTTGCTGATCGTATTTTTCATGTCAATGAGATTACAATCAAAGCCATTTTGGCTGTCGTATTCTATGACAATTTCGTCAGGGTGGTCGAGGTGGTGCCGAATGTAATTGAAACTATCCCCGGTGGCACTGGCACCGTGAATATAAACAAGGTTCACGATTTCTTAAAGAAGCCCAGTATCTTTGCTTGAATAGCTTTGGCAAAATCTGGTTGTGGGAAATTCCAACCAATAAACGCACCTACTAATAACCAGAAAATTGTTTCTAACATGATCAGAGTCCTTTTTTGTTTAGTGCTCGTTTGGCCATTGTGTCAACTGTGTCGCGAGCTTGGTCCACAGTCATATTTGGTGCACCTTCAACAGCACCCTTGAATACAACTTCGCTGTCAGTGACATCAGAAATTAATTCACTCAGTGGCGGTTGTTGAATTAGATTTCGTAGTTGGGAATCATTGATACTAATACCCATGTTGTTGGCTAATTCCAAAAAAGCAGCAATAGATATTTTTTTCTCAGCATCTGTGTCTTGGGCACGTGATACAAGAAACTGGCTTAATGCTGCCAGTTTCTGTGTGTGTACGCTGGATACTTCAAACTCAAAGAGTCGCATTATTTTGCTTTGGCAAAAGGATTTTTCTTTTTGTCAGCTGCGGCTTTCTTCATTGGCTCTTTCTTGTTGCCATCTTTGTCTAAGTCCAAGAAATCTGGCTTGCCTTTTTTAGCAGCTTCGGCAACACGACGCTCACGTCCTAGAGCCTCGGGCGCACCCAGTGGTGTTGGCTCTTCTTCGTCAGCCGGCGGTGCAATTTCGGCATCGACATCTACTTCGGCATCAACAGCAGGTTCGGCATTTAAATCTGCACCCATGTCAGCAGCAGGTTCTGCACCCGGTACCACAGGAGCTTGACCTGTTAATGTGCCTTGTGCGCCTTCCAATGCTGTCTTGCCAGTTTGTACTGATTGCAACAACTGTGTTAGTGCGGCAGCGGCAGCTGATTGATAACTAGTAGCTTGATCAACACCCATGTCATTCTTAATTGAATCTGTTAAGGCCGGCAAGTCTTTGAACTGCATGGCACTGATCTGCTCTAGCATTTTTTGCACTTGATCAACCATGTCTTGTGCAGCCAATACAACCTGCGCTTGTTGGATTTCGCTTTCGCGCAAACGACGACGAGCCTGTTGTGATTCTTTCTGCATGGCGCCGGCAGCAATGGCTCCTACTAGCTTTTGCTCTTCGGGGTTCAATGTCTGCCCTGATTCTGATTTCTTCATTGCAGCTTGTACTTTAGGATCTTTAAGATCAATAGGTACAGCAGGTACGGCGCCCGGGGCTGTAGGAGCAACCGCAGCTTCATGTAAGCGTCCTTTGAGTCCAGATTCGATCATGATCAATTTGAGATAAGCTGGATCAGTTTCACTTGAGTGAAACTTGGCACTAGCTCTGTGCTCATTGATTAGGCCACGCACACGCATCAGCATGTGACGTGATTCACGCAGGCTAAGATTATCAAACGAAACGGTCTGACCCAATCGTTTTTCCAATACTTGTGCTGCTTTATCTTGTTGTTTGAGTGCGTCTAAATCGTGCAGTTTCATCGCGGTTGAATCCTTGTATTTGCCAGTATTTAGCCAAATTGACACATTTAGTTAATTGTTTTTCTATTTGGTTAATGCTGGTTTTTTTGGTAGTTATCTTAAGTTGTGTTGCTTCTCTGCGTTCAGCATTAGTGATTTGACGCACTAATGCCTGTCTTGCAGCAATATCTGCAGATATACGCATCTTTTCTTTGTCTAGGTGCATCAAGCGATAGGTCAAGTTAAGTTGTTGATACTTGTCGGCAATGCACCAGCTGAGTGCAATGCGAAACGAGCTAAAAGTTTTGGGATCATAACGACCCTTTGTAACATCTACTGTCCCGTCAGAATTTTTTATTATTTGATAGATGTCAAATGCATAGTACTGATTGTTGTCGCAAAATATTAGATTGTTTCTGATCTGCTCAAATTCTTCTTCTAATAGTGTTTCCAAACGTTTTACTGCTGCGTCTTGTTTCATTTGATCACGTATTGCATCACAAGATAAACAATGGAAGCCACCAGACTGCCTATGATAGCAGTACCCCATTTGATTATTTGATCGTTGCGTTTGTCTACTATTTTGTTCATCATGTCTCGAATATCAACAACCATGTCATTGACGTTGCTGACCGTGGCTTCCACTGTTTCCAGTTTGTTTTCAAGAAAACGATAGCGTTCTGCACACAGTTCCACGTGTGCTTCCAAACTCTTTTTTTCAATATCAGTTGTGTCAACCATAACGGATCCTTAGACAGATTATTTATGGTCAATCTGCTGAACAACGTCAAACCAGATGTTGGCATCAGTCCCGGCGGTAGACAAAAAATCAGCGTTGTCCTGAGATTCTCCAAGCCCAGTTATCATAGGAACGCCGTCACAATCTGCTATTAGATATCCCACAGGGTTGTTGTCGAAGGCGACGGAACCAGGATCAACTACATCAAACTCAAACGACCATGTCGCAGCAGCAGAATCCGTCGCAGGAGTTGATATACGTTCTGGCAGAGTACGCAAGCTGATTACTTGATTCACAGTTTCCCAGTTAGACTGTTGATTTCTGGCCAGTTGCCATTCTGCCTGTGTTGTGATTGTTTGTCCAGTTTTGTCTTGAAATGGCATGTTCGATCTAAACACACGATTGCGTATGCCAGTTTCAGTGATGTCAAAGCGAGTGGTACATTTTATGCGTATAGTCATGTTGATAACGATACTTGCGACATATCGGTCCGTGTTATTTTGCAGTTTAGTGCAATCACTATGCGGTCTTTTGTGCCACGATAAGTTGTAGCAGAGTGATTAACCCAACTGGGAAACACCACCATCATGCCAGGCTCGCCTTGAAAATCAACACTGGTATTGGCAGTGGTCCAGGCAGTGCCGGCATCCAAGTACATGCTGTTATTGGGGTTGTAAAATCTGTTAACGCCATTCTTGTTGTCGTTTCCCATGTTTCCGATATCTAAATAGTAGATAGCGGACCAAGAACTGTTGGGATGAGCATGCATGTCGTGGTAACCGCCATCTCTGGTTATATGACACCAGGACTCGTGTATTTCAACACTGACACTCATGCCAGCAGGCCAATATTTTTTATTGGCAGCAGCAGCCGCTTGAAAAAAACAACTTTTAACCCAATGGCTAAATGCCAATACAGCAGGATTATCTGTGGTCACAAAATCAAAGCCGCTTTCGTACAGTCCACGTTTGGCATCAGGTGCAACATTACTCACATGTTTCTTGGTTTCAAGGTCATAGCAAACTTTTTTAAGTTCGTCTCGATATTGATTGTGTTCGGCCCATTGAAAGTCATACAGCAACACAGGCCATAAGGGAATTGTTTGCATAGTATGGGTATTTAATGGTCAAAAGAAAGCCCCGAAATAAATCCGGGGCTGATTTGGTAATGAAACTGGCTATTAGGCTAGTTTGAAACCAACGTCAGTAACTTCTGAGCTGCTGACGTTAACGCCAGTCACTGTACCATTGCTGGCTGTGATCTGAACGTTGCCTAGAGCTTGAATTGTTGCTTCTAGTGTAGCTGCTGTGTAGGCGCCGCTTGGGTAGATAGCA